GCATTTGCACCTCTATGTAGCCGCAATCCCTCAAGTTACCGACCCATTTACTCACTGATACCTTGCTAACTGAGTACAAGTCTGCAAAATACTCATTCATTGCCCAGCAAAAGCCTTTCTCATTGCATAAAGCGGTGATCTCACCATACAGAAGTTTGGCATTAGGCGTTAAACGTACGTCATAACGTACATCGGCAGGAATAATTGCGTAGTATCCCTTGTTCATAAGCTATCTTCTATGCAAGTTTGATTTAGTATTCTTTGCTTGTCCTCTCTAGCCAAAAAACTAGCCCTCTTAAACTGGTCTTCAGTGCATTCTTGACGGAGGCGGTCTATCAGCAATAAATGCGATGAAACACGCTTATTAATTTTCTGACCCAATGCTTCTAGCTGAAGTGTGCATTTCTTTCTATGGTGGATCACAACTCCTCGCTTAGTTGGGCATTCTTCTTCATCCAATACACGATTGTATGCTTTAAGTTTGTCTTTTAAAAATTCACGCTTTTCTAACCAACTAAAAAGAAGCTCATTTTCTACCACACTTGGAGTTTTTAAGTCAGCAAAACCGCGAGATAAGTTATGTCTTTTATCAATTAAAACTGCATTAGGCGCACTCATTACTCACCAGCCGCGATAAATTCGCTTACTTTAACTTCACAAGCAGTAGCAATCTTATTTAATGAGTCTAAGTTAGGTGATCTTCGCTGATTTCTGATTAGACTTAGAGTAGAAACGTCCATCTTTGCTTTGATAGCAAGCTGATTCTGATTCAAGCGTAGTTCATACATAAAATGTTCGATTGATTTTTTGATATCCATAGTGATTTCCTTGTAAGTGAGGGTGAACTTTAATTTAATTTAGTTAGATAGTCAACAAGTGTTTGACAAGGCATTAATAATAGTTATAGAATAAAGCTACAACAACAGAGGATAATAAAAATGAAAGACCACCCGATACAACATCCAGAAGATTATTTCACTAACTTTATGAGTAAGATAACTGGCAAAGACCCTAGTGATTTAGAGTCGTATGAAATGCCACCAGCTTATCGCGAATCACAGTTTACGATGGAAGATAAGTTAGCTTACGATAAAAAAGAACAGCAAGTGCAAGCAATTCTAAACCGTTGGGAAACAATGTGGGGTAGCAAATGAATAACAGAAGCGATATTGAGTTTTTAAATGACCTTGATCGTGGTAACTATGACTGTCAACGTGGCGAAACTGTGAGAGAGGACGAGTCAGAAGCATACTATATAGGCTACGGTGCAAGATATGTGCTAGAACAAAACCAATCAGCAGGGAGTAAGTAATGAATACTTGGAAAACATTATCAGCAATAGATGTATCAAAGAACATTGAGAAGAAAGGCAACCTATCCTATTTATCATGGGCATGGGCGTGGTCTACACTGAACGAGCATTACCCTGAGTCTAGTTACACTTACTGTCCACCATCGTTTTTAGAGAATGGCACTTGTGAAGTAAATGTTTCTGTCACCGTCGAGGGTAAAACGCATTCTATGTGGCTACCAGTAATGGACAATCGCAACAAATCTATTGCTAACCCTAGTTCTAGGGACATTTCGGACGCTCGTATGCGGTGTTTAGTAAAAGCTATCGCCATGCATGGGCTTGGTGCTTACATCTACGCAGGAGAAGACTTACCGCAAGCCGCACAAACCGCTGTAGTGTCGGCAGATCAGGCTGAAGAGATTAAGGGACTACTTGCAGAACATGGTGTAGATGTTAAAGTATTTTTACAGCACTTCAAAACTAGCTCAGTCGATGAAATGTTAGCTATTCACTACTCTAAAGCAGTCAGTGCGCTAAAGGCAAAGGCTAACAAGTGATTATCCTAGACCATGAGCAGGGGAGTGACGAGTGGTTTGCCGCTAGATTGGGTAGACCATCCGCTTCCATGTTTAACAAGCTCATAACGTCGGCAGGAAAGCCCAGTGCCAGTGCTGATACCTACATAAACGAGCTAATAGCTGAAAGATTGAATGGTGTTCGCGTTCCTATCTACGTCAATGAGCATATGGAGCGTGGAACAAAATTAGAAAATGAGGCCAGAGAGCATTACGAGTTCATAACTGAGCAAAAAGTAACCGAATATGGCTTTATACTGGATGCTTCTGAGGAATTTGGGTGTTCACCTGACGGTCTAGTGGACAAAAATGGCGGATTAGAGATAAAATGTCCAGCTGATTCGACAATGATAGGCTATCATCGCAACAATAAAACATTTATTACCAAGTACAAGCAACAAATCATGGGCTGTATGATGATAACTGGTGCTGATTGGTGGGATTTAATGGCGTACTCTGAGACTTTGCCTCACCTACTTATCAGGGTGGAGCGAAACGAAGAGTATATTGAAAAATTAGCGGCTGAAATAGACAAAGCTGTTACAATTATTATTAACGAAACGGAGAAATTAGCATGAGTATAAGTGTAACTGGTAAACTAAATAAAGCGGCAAACCAATTTCAAGCAGGAGATAGTAAAGGTTTTGGAGTTCGGTTAGGCGTTCAATTTTACAATCGAGAAACCAAGCAAAAAGAATGGACTAATTATGAAGCTGTAATTTTTGCCAAAGCTGGAGCGCAAGCAGATTTTTATCAATCTTCACTGGTCGAAGGCTCAGTAATCGAGGTTAGTGGATCAGGCGGTCAAATCAAGACGTTTGAAGGGAACAGTGGGCCAGTTCATAGCATTGCAATACTAGACGCAAAGATTGGTTACGTTATGACAGGTGACGCACCCAAACAGGCACAACAATCTGCACCGCAAGGCCAAGCAGTTATAGACGCTGACATACCGTTTTAAAGAATCATAGTTAGTGCTGTGATAGGCGTAACAATCTGGTCAGCGTGGCTCACTGATGCCAAAAAACGAGCTAATTAATAAGGAGACAAGCCATGCAAAATAAAGTGACTGAGAAAGAATGGGAAATGTTGCAGAAAGCAATGCCTGCGCTTGAACCATCTATCGACAATAAAATGCAAGAAGCCCACGATTCTATTGATAATGTTAGCGATGGCAGTACAGCAAGCTATTATGAACTCCCTGATAACGCCACTGAACTACAACACCTGATCTCTTATAAGAATATGAACGCCCAAATGGGGGAGATATTCCGGTCATGCTACAGATACGGTTCTGCATCGCATAGTGACCAGTTAAGGGATGCTAAGAAAATCAAGTTTTATATTGATGCAGAGATAGAACGACTGAAAACGTGGAGTAAATAACCTTTTTGGTATGTCGTATATCAATATAAGTCATTGTTAAAAGTAATTGGTGGTAAGTATAATCGCGCCTCATAACCGGAGGATGAAATGATAACTTACTGTATAATTGTAGTGGTATGTGGACTAATGGCCATTGCAAAGGATGATTTAAAATTAAAGTGAGATTCTATGAAACATTTAGTAATCCCAGATACTCAAGTCAAACCCAATTCACCTACTGACCACCTGAGATGGGCAGGATTGTATGCCGCAGAAAAGAAACCGGAAGTCATTGTGCATATTGGCGATCATTTTGATATGCCTAGTCTGTCATCATGGGATGTCGGGAAGAAATCCTTTGAAGGTCGCAGATACAAGGATGATATCGAGGCAGGAATCTCTGCAATGGACGTATTTTTAGCACCTATCCGAGAGGAACAACAAAGGCTCGTAAGGAACAAGGACAAGCGATGGAATCCACGCATGGTCTATACCATTGGAAACCATGAGAACCGCATTGAACGTGCCATAGAAAGCGACCCCAAACTGGAGGGATTAATCGGGTATAAAGATTTAAAGCTAGAGGAGGCAGGGTTTGAAGTTTACGACTTTCTTGAAGTGGTAGTGATCGACCAAATTGCATACTCTCACTATTTTACCTCTGGCGTGATGGGTAGACCAGTAGCTAGTGCCAACGCTTTGCTGTCTAAGCGTCATATGTCCGCAGTGATGGGTCATGTACAGGATAGGTCATTAGCTTACGCTAGACGAGC